GGATTCTTTTTGAGCCTTTAGCGGATTTACGTCCGCAAGCTTGAAACTTACCGTCTTTTTTTGGCGCACCTATGTCTACCCAATCTCCTTTAGGACCTTTACCAAACCAAGTTTTTAACGACATTAAGCTTTCCTCTGATTTCTAATACTTTCTTTACCTTGCTTGAAAATATTAGCTATTCTGTTTTTTCCCATAACTTTAGCTCTTTGTTCGCCTACCGTTAGTATTTGTATTTTGCGAGCAAAAGGTTTTCTTATTCTTTTTACTTTAGCAACTGTGTTTCTTGCGTCTGTCATTGTTGCAAATTTTATACTCACAGTATCTTTAGGGTTTTCGTCAGTATATAAACGACGACCACTACCTTTTGGTTTTTTTCCTGTGCCTACTTTTGGGTCTCTTTTTTTCTTCATTTTTTTTTGTATTTAGCAGACTTTCTTTTTGTACCGTCTGCTCTTTTAATCAAGCCTCTAGCCTTGGCACTAGCTTTTTCACTGAAACCTAGTTTTTTACCAGCTTTAAGTTTTTTCTTTATGGTGCTTACTTTTGCTACCATTAAGACCTAGGCACCTTAGTCATTTTTTGTTTAGCAGGCATGATAGCGCCACAACCACGAGCTTGTACCATTACCGCACCGCCACTTTTCATAAAACCCATTTTGTTTCTTACTTTAGCAGGCAGTTTTTTTAGACCTTTATTGCCTGCTGGTATTGGTTTCAAATCTTTTTTAACTTCTCCACCTTCGGCTTTCTTTTTGCCTTTGTATTTACCGCCCATACGTTTGTATTCTTGCACCATGTAACCAGAGGCATAAGCACTTGGAAACACGTCAAATTTAGCTTTTGCTTTAGCTTTTGCTTTTCGATACAAAGCTGGGTTTGCTACATTAGAAGGGACACTACCACCTTTTTTCATTTTTATTGATTTCAAAGTTTTAGCTTGACTAGCATGTGTCTTACTAGCTTTTTCTAACCCTTTAATAACTTTATTCATTTTTTGTTTAGCCATAATCTTTACCAATTTTTACAAGACCAATAAGAAGCCGCAAAAACATCTTTCTTTTTTTCAACAGCGTCACAACCGTGTCGAGCTCGAAACGATTTACGTCTTTTTGGTTGGTCTTTTTTTATAGATAAGTTTGGATCGCCATATCTGACAATTTTAACTTGGTCGCCTTTTTTTGCTAACACCGCAAATTTTTTATTTTTGCCTGGTGTTCTTTTTTGCTTGTTGTAACCCGGAAAGGTCTCCCCACGGTAAGACAGTCTACCGCTAGGGAGTCTTTTCACGTCACTTGTATCAGCCATTAATAGTTTTTCGTTAAAACTAATATGATGGAGTAAGCATCACCGTTACTGTGGCCTACTGTTGTAAAATCTAAATCACCTGTTACACCAGAACCAGCGTTGTTAGGTATGCCTGTAAATAAGTCATAATATTCATCGCCAGTGCTATCAGCAGGTAGAGGGATAGCTAAGACATTGGTCGTAGCATCAAATTCAATGTCTACGCCCATGCCTCTGCATGCCCAATATATTCTTGATATAGATACGCCTGTGCAAGCTTGTCCTTTACTATTCGCAGACAAGGCAGAAACATCTACCTTCTTGACAGAAGCTTCGCCTGTACCGTCGCTTTCATTAGTAAATTTAAGCACTGCAACACGCTCGCCATCCTGTATTGTCTGACTCGTTACTGTATCAGCCATAAGTTGCTCCTTACAGTTCTGTGCTTGCTGTACGTTCTTTGCTTGCGCCTATGTAATCTACAGTCAAAGTTTTTGCAGCAGCAGCACCGTTTTGTATACCAAACGATACAGTCAATTCTTCATCATCTGGTGCGTTTGTGCTTACCACCGTGCCAGCTAAAACATTGTTTTGGAACACATGAAACTTTTGGTCTTTAGGATCGTAAACAAAACCTACAGTCATAAAAGTATCGTCAGCCAAAGCATTAGGCAAATCCAAAGTTGATTGCGTGCTGTCTTTTTCAACAACAAAAGTAACTGTGGTTCCACCGTCAGACTTTAAAAAGAAAATACCGTCTGACACGTCTAGGGGTGTCGTGTCAGTCAGTTGTAACCCAGCTACAATATCAGTTTCAGTGGCATCATTAGTTTTAAAACGCATGTTAAATGCTAACTGTTTGCCAGACTCAAACTTATACCCTTCTTTTACAAGTTGGAAAAAGTCGTGGTCGTTATCTCCAGCTGCGTTGGTGACTAACAGTAAACCGCCATCGCCGTCAGCTAATGCCTCAGTAGCAGATCCTGTACCATCCTCAGTTGTTGTAATTGTCCAATCGGACGCCAAGTAAGTATCAAAATCGTTAAAGTAAGTATGATACTTGTGGGGTGCGGGTGCTTTAAGTTTACCTAAAGTAGAGTCACTTCCAACATTGGTAACACCCGAAGTAAAATGCGTAGTCATAATCAGCCTCCTTAAATTTAGCCATTGCAAACACCATGTCTGCAACAATCATTTCTACAAGTCTGATAATACTACTTGGCTTATGGTTTTACAACTTTGTAAACAATTACTCTCCGTTGGTTTTTTTAAAATGCACCCGTACAAAGTATTTTCTTAATAAAGAAACTAAAGTAAACACTATTGTTTGAAACACTGCGGTAGTAGTTATGCTTAAACCTAACCAAGTAGAAAAAGAAAGCACAGCTAGGGCAACTGGGAAAGCTAATAAAAAACCTACGCCAACATCGGTAATAGCCTCGTATGCAGCTGATTTGTCGTATAAATTTTTCATCTTTATAATATTTTGTAAATTATTATAAATTATTATACAACTATGTAAATAAAAAAAAGGACTCTTTCGAGTCCTCTTTTTTGTAATACTGAGTAAAAAACTGTATTACGAGTTCTTGTTATGCACCTTGAGATCCATAGATTCCTCTCCAATCAGAGAAACCAAAAGAATATCTTTCTCTTGCTTTATAACGGATGTTACCAGTAGCAAAGTCTGGTTCCATAGATGTTTCCATCGCAGTTCTTTGGAACATTTTTAGACCTTCTCCTTGTGCCGTTATCGAAGTAAGGATGAAGAAAGCATCTGGGTCAGTAAGATAATGATTTACTGAATAACCGCCAGGAAGAACATTTGTGTTCTTAATAGCGTTAATATCATTATCTGCTGTGCCAGATCTTTGTGGTGAATTAAGTATTCTGTCTGCAACAAAAACAAGTTGCGGTGGGATAATAAGTTTATCCGCTTGGACAGAGATAATTAATCCCTTGTCATCAGTGAAAGTTGATATGTCAATCAACGCATCTTCTAAAGACGTTTCATTAAGATCAGCCATAGAACTAGCTCTGTTTGCAGCTGACCCACCACCTGCTAGTGGATGATCTGTTGCTATTAGAGATTTACCATCTCCACCTAGAAAACTAGATGAAAAAGCGTTGTTTAATACATCTGCACCTTTAACCTCTTTGGTGTTAGCCATAGATTTTGCAAGTGCTTTGACATATCTTTTACCCAAAGAATCGTAAAGATTATCTTCAACAGCTTCTTCTGTTAGTGCGAACGCTAAGGCCACAGTATCGTGGGTGTATCTAGCGCTGAAACTTTCAGAAGCGTTGTCAAAGTCAACCCCTTGTCCTTCGGACTTTGTTGGTGCTGAACCAAATCCTGTAATTAGGACTTCTTCCTCGAAAGCTCTATTAGAGTCTTCGATTGCGAATATTTCTTCGTATTCACGGTCATATTCATCATAAGAAAGTCCAAACAAGGAATTGAGTCCAGGCTCTAACTCTTTAGCGAGTTGTGCTCTTGAAATTGCCATTATTTAACTCCTTATGCTAAACCAGCACCTTTCTGTCCCATAATGTGATTCTGAATCACACACAGTACATTGGTGTTTGCTGATGCTACGTCGTCGTTATCAGGGTCCTGAGAAATATCTAACGCTTTTAGAGGTAATGTCGCAGTCGTAGCGCCTGTTGTGACATCGAGCTCTAAGTTAGATCTACCAGATTTAGTATCGCCTACTGGTGAATTATCGACAATATCGAAATTTCCAAACAAGTCAGCTACAGGTAAAGCTGCATCTGCTTGTACTTCAAAAACGACATTAGGGTCGTCAATCACACTTGCGATTATATCCGAAGCAGAAATACTGCCTGGATAGTGGTTCTTAAATACTTGTTCGCCTGTAGTGGGGTCAGTGTATTGTACTCCGTTAAACACTCCGACAATCGGAACGGTTCCAGTTGCGGCGTGTCTACCTATAACTCCAGCTGTTAGTTGTGTAACTAAGTCGCCTTGGAATATAGGTGTAGTCGCTCCACTTGCAATTCTGTATCGGCTTTGACCGCCAGAATAAGGTGCACCACCCATCATACGAACAGGTTTTAAGCCAAATGGACTATCATTGTTAGCCATAAGATTTACTCCTATTTAATGAGTGCTACTTTTTTCCAAAAGTAACATTCGATCTACGGTCAGAATCATACTTGACGTATCGACTTTCTTTGTTCGTTTCGTTGAACATGTTATTGTCCAAAGCTTCTTTTGCTTGTCGGCTTTTGCCAGCATAATAAGCGTTACGTTCATTTCTAGTCTCTACTGGTATTTTTGCTAAAAGTAGACCTTCGTTATATACAATACCAGCGTGTCTTCCAGAATCCATGGTAGGTAATTCAAATTCAGCAGGTAGGTCTGTGCCTCTTACGAGTTCATAACCTTCCCTTAGTCTTCGACTTACATTACCTCTATCCTCTTGTCCCAACATGGATTCTCTTATCCAACGATATTCATATCCTTCTGGAGCTGGAGGGGTTTCTAGCTTTCTTACTGGTCGCCATGGTTGTCTACGAGTCGTTTTAGCGTGTTGCTCGGATTCACGAGATTGCCTAGTGGTTACTTTCTCTTTTTCATCAGTCATTATTTTGCCTCCCTTGCGGAAATTTTTTGTTTTTCTTTAGCAACAGATTTTAACCATGCCTCTTCTGACATATTGTGTGGTTTCAATCCTCTGAGACGTTCGACTTCTGCCTTGGAGAAAGTCACTCCGTTCTTTTTGCCTTGTGTTTTTTGTCGGCTTCCTACGGAAGTAGAGGTGACTCTTTGCACAGCGGGTCTATCCTCTTGTTGCACGACACTTTGCCCAGACATAATATCTGGGTAAACCTTGCCTACACGAGCATCTAGCTCATTGTAATAATCTTCTGAATCTGCTTCATAACCTTCATTTATTAGATTGTAATGTGTGTAATAAGCGTATTGTGTAGCTTGTAAATTATCTGGATTTGCAGTATCACCATACCAACTATTTTTTGCGTGCCAAGCTTTTGCTTGTTCGGTAGGTACTATTTGTTGTTGTTCTGGTTGAACAAAATTCTGTTCTACAGGCGTAGATTCGGCTGTAGGCATTTGCTCTGCTTGTTGTTTAGCAATTCTTACTTTTTCTTTTTGAATAGATAAATCACTTTTGAGCGTGTCTGCTTTCGACATCAATTCAGCATCGCCAGTTCTCCCAT